TGCGTACTTCATACAATCTTGAACAACAGGATCTTTTAAAACTGTGTCATCTTTATTAGCCCAGTCTTGTATCTTGTCCACGAAAGCAGTATAAGTTGGCATAACTATCTCCCTAAGTATTTACAAGCAAATGTTTATATTCCGTTTGTAATATATACTTTAACTTTTTCATTTTATCTTTATCACGCATAAACGTATTATCATGTAAATTTATTCCGTGGTCTTCATTGATTTTAATAGCTACAATATCTGGTATAGTGGCCATTTTTCTAAAACCACTTTTATTTTGTTTTTTTCCAAAGTATGATTCTCTATCTCTATCTAGCTGAGCATTTTTTAAATATTGTGAAACATCTTGATTTGCTTCCCAATCTCCAGAAGATAAATCAAAACCTGCTTTAATACCTTTCTTTACATCTACTGTAGAACTACCAAATGTAAATTCGTTTTCTTTTGCCATCCTCTTCTCCTATTAAGTAGCAGGTTCTGTAATAGCTATAAATCTACCAGTCTTACCGATATAACCTAATAAGTCTCCAGCTGTTGCTGCGCTAGGTGTTACCTGTAATCCTGGTACAGGTGAAACAGCTGCATCTAAATTTGCTTGAATAAGCTGTAGATGAGTTAACTTATAACCACCACCTGTAGCTGCGCCTATTCTGTATACACACTTTTCTACTGGGTATATATTTCCTGCATTTGTTTTAATAACGTACATAGTTCCCTCCGTTATATTTATTTATTTCTTTTTCTTAGCTGCTAATATTTTCTTTTGTAAAAAATCTGGTAATGTTTTTTGAGAAGCTGTTAAGTCTTCTCTACCTGTCATTACTTCACCGCCATCTTTATAGTATTGTGACATTTTACTATTAGACTTCATTTTCTTTTTCATAGGGTCCATACCCATTTTCATATAACCTGGCATTAACTTCTCCCTTTAATAACGTAACCACCATCTTCATAATATTTAGCCATACCACCCATTGCTTTATAAGTAGCTTTATCTTTAGCTTTTAAATTAGTTGGATTATTTTTACTATCTGTATATTTAAGCTTAGGTTTTTTCTTAGGCATTGGAACATTTGATTTTGCTCCTGCAATATTTGGATTTGCATTAATAACTTGCATTGCCATCTTTTGATATTTCTTACTTATTGGCATATTTATTCTCCAATAAAAAGGAGAGACTAATTAAAGCCTCTCCTAATAGTATTTTAATTAAGACCGTAGATTGCTCCACAACCTTTTGGATTACGTACTTCAAGAGTACATTCCTCAATCATCATACCTTTAGTTGAATCACCCTGCTGGCCTACGTCAACTTCTTGTAGAGATCTTAAGTAAGCAGTAGCAAACCACATTGGATCATAAATCAATGCAGAAAAGTTTGCTACATCTACTTTACCATTGCCAGTAAAGGCTGCACCATCGTGACCTTTAAAGAATACTTCGTTGCTTAATCCCATAATATAGTTTGGAACCACCATAATATCACCAAAGTCTGACATATAAACGTCAACAGACTGCCTTAGCTTTCCGCCTTCATCAATATTTCTAACTACGCCTGTATCACTAACCATAAGGTCAGAGAAGTCTCTTCGTAGTTTTGGTGAGAGCATTACTTTAGTAGCTTTACCACCTTCTTCATAAATCTTCTGCATAACAGAATCAATATCAGTAAGTGCAAGAGTACCTTTAGTAGGAGCAGTTGTACCACCACTAATTGTTCCGTGAACAACTTGAGTACCATCACCCATAGCTACTGGAGTAGCTGCAGATCCTGGGGATTCAAATTGACCAACATAAGCAGTTGTAGCAGTCTCATTAATAAATGATTGAAAGCCACCTGCAGTTCTTGCATTATCATTATTTAAAGTAGGAACGCTAGTATTAGCAGTATTAAAGCTATGAATCATATCAAATTCAACGTCTCTTCGTAGTTCTGTACCACGCTTCTTAAGTTGGTATGCATATTCGTCTGCAACACCTGCTTGATCAACAGCTCGTCTAGTTCCTGACACAGCAATAGTTTTACCATTGATCTGTGTGTAGTTACCTAGCCTTGTTCTGTTAGGACCACTTACACTAAATGTATTACCTGGACTTGCAGTAGGCGCAACCCAATCTGTTCCTTCAGCTATTACTGAATTACCAGGTGCTTCTAGTGTATCTGTTTGCCATTCATGATAAATAGCAGTTGCTGATGATTTACCAATATCTGATGTGAACGGAGTCTCATCTCTGGTAATCATTGTTATAAAGTTTGCTAGATCTTCCCTTTCAGAAACATCCGCGCTTGTACCACGGACCGGACCACCTGGGCCTCTAGTACCGCGAACACCTAAATTTACAGCCATATTTTATCTCCCTGTAATTTTATAGTTTAGATAGTGACCGCGCGGCATAACTTTTTAGAAAAGCATCTTGATCTTCTTTAGTTGAATCTTTACTCAAAGCTCTTTTCCTTAAAGCCTGTTCAGCATCTAATTTCTTTTGCTTTACAGGTTTAGATTTTTTAACAGGAATAGATTTAGTTGGTGTTACTTTTCTTTTAGCAGCACCTTTATTTAATCCCTGCTTTAAAATTCTATAATCGTTAACAAACTTAACTATATTAGGATCAATAATAGTATCTAATACTTTTTCATCGATTCCTTCTTTGATTGCAAATTCACGAATATCTTTAGCAGTACTCTCATTAAATCCTGGAATTAAAGTTGGAATGGTATCATCAAATACTTTTAATTGTTCATTCCAAACTTTTTGTATTTGTTCCTGGGATTTTTCCGTAATAGTTTTTTGTAAACCTTCACGTTCTTTTCTTGCAGTCCAATACTTTTTTTGAATTTGTTCTCTTTGATCTTTAAGTTCACCTAAGTCAAAAGAATTATTATCGCTTCGAGCTTTATCAATCTTTTCTTCAAGTGCATGAAATTCTTTTGCATGCTCTTGTTCAGATTTATATAAGATAGCAACTGAAGTATCGGACATTTCCTTTACTTCATTTAGTTTATCTTGATACTCTTTTTCAAAGTTTTTCCTTGCGTCACCAAGTTCACGACCCTTCTTAGATAGAGATTGTTCAGTAGAGTAACCTTTAATAAGATCACTAAAAGAAACTTCAGCATCTTGTCCATCAATCTTAATAGATACTTTTGCTTCTAAGTCTAATTCCTCTGGAGTAAATAATGTAGTGTCTTGGGTAGCGGACTGT